GGGCCATTGATCCCCAGCAGTATCCTTCTCCGGGTACGTACCATATATGGCCCAGGAGATACCACACTCCCCAGGCTAGGAGCGCTCCAAGGAGCGCCACTACTATCTTGCCTCGCGTAGTTAGGCTTCTCATATTCTTGCTCCCCACATACGGGCCAATTCCTGGGCAGTAATCGGCCTATAGGCCTCCGGAGTTTGCTTATAGCACTCCAGGCACTGGCCTCCAGGAAATAGGGCCAGTGTGTCGGTAAGTACTGCACACTTCTTGCAAGATACCGCGCTCACTTGCCGGCCTCCTTCAATGCGTAGGCCTCTCGCTGGGCCTTCCAATTAATAGCGGAGAAGGTTTGATATATGCCGGTAAGTGTTTGCCACGCTTCGCTTCTAGTACTTCCAAGATAGCCCAGTGTGAGGTGAAGCGGATCACTGTGGCCGGAGCGATATACACTGCCTCCAGTGGCGAAGATTCGCCAGGCGTTACCATATGTCGGAGACCCATATTGCAAGATTAAGTGAGGAGTACGCATACTCTCGTAGGCTTCTTCTTCTAGCACTTCTCCTTCTAGTAAGCCGGCCTCGCGCATATATTCTTCTATGGCCTTCACTCGTGTTTCGAATTGTGCGTTAGATATTCTCATCACTATTCTCCTTCTTTCTTCAATAGTGGGGAGGCTTGCTTCCATAACTCCTGGGCTATTGCCTTAATATCTTTCAAGTCTTCAAAGGAGTCACAATAGTCACTAGTACCTTCCAAGTCATAACTATTCCAAGAATATCCGGAGTCTTTCTCCAAGGATTCTCCAAACGCTATTTCAATTCCATCACTTAACACAATAGATATATATCCGGGATACCGCCAAGATACTTCACTGCCTACTGGAGCAGTGAGAGTGATCTCGTGTTGCACAATATGAATCGGATACTTATTACCACTCACCAAGTCATCAAAGTCTTGGAGTCTAATTGCCATAGTCTTGCCTCTCGCTAGTAGTTGATCTTGCAAGGATCACTATAGGGTATAGATAGGCCGGTATGCAATAGAGAATTGCTAGCGTGTCGCCAAGCTTCTAGTGGCCCGATATTGAAGGCCCGGCCCAGGCCAGTGATCCAAGGCCTGGCCAGTAGTTAGCCTTCTGGATACTGCCACTGCTCCAGGTTAGGGCCGGCATTACTGGCCCAGGTACTGGCACTGGCCCAGGCTATCGGGCCGGAGTTTGCTGGATAGTGGTTACTTAATTACTGGGCAGACTTAGGGTTAAGCAGTGCCGGGAATATAGCCAGCCCTCCGATCTTTACTAGCAACACCCTAGACAATACCGCGCAGAATGTCTAACCCTGCACAGTACCGTCAGACCTAGACAAAGGCACCCAGTGGTGTTAATCCACGCGCCGTGAGTATGTATGTACCCTAACAAAAAATATTTGCTAAAGTGAACCGTGTGAGATCCGGTACCATATGCCGTCTGAGCAGGACTTATACCAGTGTGATTAACATCACAGGGTACAAAGCGGGAAATGCGTTAAATTTCCTGCCTTATATACAGTAGGGGAGCAAAGCGGGGAAGACCTTTGCGACCCGTTGCGGTTGCCTCTTACGAGGCCCCTAGGCCGAGTACTGACTTACCCCTCAGTTCGCTGTGGCTCCCTCGGGCGCTAAGCCCGACACTGGCGGTGCCTTTAGTCGGGTGAGTTCTATCTAAATATTAGATCCGCCAATTCCCCTCAGCCCGATATGTATTTCGGGCTTAATCTGTAGGAGGAATAGATGGCTGATAATTCAGCAGACATCGCCAAGAGAATCATTCTCGGCGCTGTCGCAGAAGGTATGACCGTAGAGGCAGCTACTGCCTCCGCCGGTAAGTCTATTAAGACTTATGAGTATTACCGCCGCACCGATAAGATCTTTGCAGACAAGGTAGACCGAACCCGCCTTGGCCTAAAGGACAAGCAGTTCCAGGGCGGCGACGTTCACGATATTGACTTCGTGACCTTCCGCGAAAAGTTTTTACACTCCCAGACTTTCGCCCATCAGAAGAATCTGATAGATGTAATCGAAGGTCGTGAACCTTCGTGGCTGCACCCCAGTATGAAATTTGAACCGGGCCTTGCCGCCAACCGCGTACTTATAAATATTCCGCCAAACCACGCAAAGTCAATTACGGTCACCGTAGACTATGTGACCTGGCAGGTAGCCCGTAATCCGAACTTCCGTGTTCTGATTGTTTCCCAGACGCAGCAACTAGCTGCTGACTTTCTCTACGCCATCAAGCAAAGACTCACACATCCAATGTATGCAGATCTGCAAAGCGCTTATGCTGCTGGCGTAGGGTTTAATTCCAAAAGCGCATCTTGGCAGGCTACCCGCGTTACCTTCGGTGATGAACTCCGCGAGTCATCTGAAAAGGACCCGAACATCGAGGCTGTCGGTATCGGCGGTCAGATCTACGGTAAGCGTGCAGATATGATTATCGTAGACGACGCGGTTACTCTAAAGAACGCCAATGAGTTTGAAAAGCAGATCCGCTGGTTAACCCAGGACGTTAGATCTCGTTTGAACCCTACCGGCAAACTTATCATTATCGGAACTCGTGTAGCATCCGTTGATCTATACCGCGAGCTACGCTCTGAGGACCGCTATCCAGGCGGCCTAGTTCCTTGGAAGTATCTAGCAATGCCGGCCCTGCTTGAAGCAGATGAAGACCCTGACAAGTGGGTTACGCTCTGGCCTGCCTCAGATGCCCCCTTTGATGGACAAGCAGAATCCGACAAGAACGAGGACGGCCTATATCCTCGCTGGTCTGGACGCAACCTTTATAACGAACGCCAAGCGATGGATGCAAGTACCTGGGCTTTGGTATATCAACAGCAAGATGTTTCCGAAAACGCCGCTTTTGATCCTGTATGTGTAAAGGGATCTATTGACGGTATGCGTAAGTCTGGCAACTTAGTTGCAGGCTGGCCCGGACATCCTAAAGACTTAAACGGATTTACTTATATCTGTGGCCTTGACCCTGCAATGATCGGTGATACTGCAGCTATCTGCTACGCCGTTGACCGATCAACTAGCAAGAGGTACATAGTAGATGCTATTAAAATTAGCCGTCCGTCTCCAGCCGATATCCGTAATCTTATTTTTGATTGGACAGCAACCTACTCTCCCTCAGAGTGGATCGTCGAAAAGAACGCCTTCCAGTCCTTCTTAACTCAAGACGAAGGTATCCGTATGCACTTAGCCTCACGCGGAGTGCAGTTCAAGGAACACCATACTGGTTCTAATAAATGGGATGCCGGCTTTGGTGTGGCATCTATGTCTACCCTTTTCGGTACCAAGCAGTTTGACGGTAAGCACCATCGAGATAACTTAATACATCTGCCATCAGATCAGACTGAGAATATCAAGGCTTTGATTGAGCAGTTAATTACCTGGACTCCAACGACTAAGGGTAAGACCGATATGGTTATGGCTCTTTGGTTCTGTGAGATCCGAGCACGTGAGATGCTCAACTATGGACAGTATGCCACCCACCATATGAAAAATCCATTCCTATCTCGGCACGAGCTAGGCAAGCGAACAGTAATCAATATTGAAGAAGCGTTCGCAGAACAAAACAAAATGAGAATCATCTAGGAGATAACTATGGCAACACCATCAAAGAAGCCAACACCTAAAGTTGGTATGAAAGCTACTCCCAAAGCAATTACAAAGCCAACACCAAAGAAGACAGCTCCTAAAGTTGGTTATGGTAAAGATGGTTTCAAGCCAAGCGCAAAGCCTTCTAACTCACCAATGTCTAAGAAGTTAACAGGCGAAGCCGCTGCTGAAGCAGTAAGAAAGAGCACAACACCTAAAGGTGTAAAAGAATTTGAAAAGGGCGCTAGTAGAGCACTTGACAAGAAGTACCCAGGATTATACAAAAAGTCTAAGTAAGGACCCCACATTGTTATCAGTCAAAGAAGTTGACGCGAAACTATCGCGGCTACGTACGCGCTCATCAGCGCGTGACCAGCGTATGCGCGATGTGCTTTCGGTACGTCAAGGAGATATCTCAAAAGTATTTCCTTCTATGTTCTCAGAGGACTATCCAAAGCCTCTAGTCGCCAACTTCATTGACGTAGCAGCACGTGACCTAGCAGAAGCAATGGCACCACTGCCATCCTTTAACTGCTCAGCAACTAATATGGTTTCCGATTCTGCACGCAAGGCCGCAGATACTCGCACCCGCATT